CAAACAGTGTTGCCATTAACAAGACGAAACCCACCAATAAGATCATCTTCGTCTGTTTCGATGGTGATGTTGACACGAATTAACTCCCTTCCTAATTGTGCACAAACTTGTTCGATACCGAATGTCTTACCATTACCTGATAAACCTGTAACAAATGTAGGATAGAATAACTTAGATGCAATAATTTTTTTGATATCTGGAAAGTTTCCAAACTTAACAAATGTAGCATCCTTCTCAGGAACTAAGTTTTGTTCTACTTGTGGAATAACTGAAGGTGAGTTGAAAGACTTCTCAATGTTTTCAACTGCTGCTGTTGTAACTTCAAGGTTCCACTTACCTTTTGCTGTTTTAAAATTCTTTAATCTTTTAGTTACTGTAGCATATGCAATATCATTCATAGCACAGAATGCTTTAATTTCAGTAGCAGTAAACTCAGAACCGAAAGATGCTTTCAATTTAGAAACGATTTCTTCGGTTGTCATTTTGATTGTGAATGGTACGTAAGTCATGATGTGGTGATTTATTTATATACTAATAATAACATTAAAAAAGGGGGTTGTAACCCCCTAGTGGACACTTTGTTGATTGTCACGCAACCAACTCTATGAACTCTCCAAGAATCTTTTTGTTCATCTTTTTATTCTTAAGACTCTTGTTAAATGCTTTCTTAATCTGTGCTTTTGTAGCATCTTCTTGTACTTCAAAGTCTGTATCATTACCAATTGAAGTTGATGATAACCCAAAGTAAACATGGTATCCAGAAGTTTTAAGTGAGATTGTTTTGTTCTTTCTCCAGTGAATCATAGACTTTTCATACTCTTGACCCTCAGTATATTTTTGTATGAATGAACTTGCCCAACCATTTGGCATAAGACGAATACCTATGAAGTTTGTATCTGGAAAACTTTGACGTAAATCTTTAAGTAAAATATCAGTGACATCTCCATAATATCCCATATCTTTAAGACCATAAACATAACCTGTCTTACGATTACGGATATAACAATTATCATGAAGATATGATGAACCCATATATGGTCTCTCCTCCCAATCTCTTTGTATCTCACGATTAAATCTGATTGATTGAGATTCTCCATCAGTTAGAACAACACACTGCACTTTTTGTAATCCATTCTCTTTACGGAACTGAGGTAGTATTTGATGTAAACATATAAGTGCTTCATTCAATGGTGTGCCTGATAAAGACATACCAAGAGGACAACGATAGTATGCACCACGATTTTCAAATGCAAATGCTAGTCTGAAAATATTTTTCATCTGCTCATTCATATCCTTTGCTCTTGTTTTACTTGTAAGTAAATTAAGTAATGCAAAGTTACCATCCATATGTAATTTAAGATCTTCTTGTACTATCTCTTCACGATTTGGATTTGGATATGAATTTGTAAATGCGTAAACCTCAAATGGTATGTTTACTTTCTTACAGAACCATACAAGATTGAATAGTTGTTTGATTGTATCCATCATCACATTTGACATTGAACCTGACCAATCAAGTATGAATACCAATCCATGATTCTTACCATCTGGAACTACTGAGACTTTTTTGAATAAGTCTTCATTAAATTTGTAAGTGTGTAATACAGCTGTATTGAGAATACCAGTACGACTAGTAGTAGCACGGGCGTAAGCTGCAGCAGATTTTTTACACTCGAATTCTTTGACAAGATAGTTTACCTCCTTTTGTGCATCTTTTTTGAACTTATTGAACTCTGTATCTGAGTGTGCGAATAAGTTAAATGGGTCATATGGATACTGTCTCAAACCAGTTAAGATTTCTTCTTTTGGTTCATTTTTGTAATTAGGATTTCTTTCAATATAATCTCTTGTAGATTTTTCTTGCTCTTCTGCCCACTCTAAATTCATATCATTATGAATCTTTTGATTATCAATAACAAAGTGCTTAAGATTAACCTCTGGAAGTTCAACATAATGAGTTTGATCTTTGGTTGGATTAGATAATTCTTTAAGTGAGTCAGTGAACATTTCATCTGTTTCTGCTTCAATCTCACCACACTCTTCTCCACCTTGGATATTAGCAGTAGTATTAGAACCACCAGAACTTGATTGTGTGACTTGCATATCTTGTTCTTCACCATCTTCACCACCATTTCCATCTTCTTCCATAGATGGTTCATTAGAATTAGATTGACCTGATGTAGTATTGTTTTGAAGTGATCCCTCTGATTCTGTATCTGCTTTTTGCTTTTCTGCTTCTTGTCTTTGCTTTTCTGCTTCTGCTTTACAATATTCAAAGATAAGTTTAGCAACTTCTATGACATCTTCAAATGTTTCAGTAAGACCAGTGCGATTCATTAAGAATGTCTCTTCAGTATTGAAGAAAGGAATATCAACAAAATTACCAACCTTGTAGTATAAATTGATTCTATCAGCAAGATTGAACTTAGTAAGATCTTTGCCATCTAACTGAAAGAAATTGTCTTCTGAGAGATCAGAGTATCCTCTGAAGAAAGTTTTAGATAAACCTGCATATCTTCTCTTCATTAATTTCTCAATACGAGCATCTTCTACAATATTAACAATTGAATGTGATATCTCATTATCAATCCACCACTCCTCATCAGGTGTGTATAAAGCGTGTCCAACCTCGTGACAAACTAGAAGATCATACACCTCTTCTCCTGCTTTGTCCCAAGTAGGAAGTGTAAGTACACGAGTTCCAACATTGAATGATGCAGTATCAACTGATCTATGTTCTACAATTAAATCTTCTGTGGCAAGTAATCTAGCAAGTTGTCCTTTAACGTCGTGTTTGATTTGCATGGTGGTTTCTTATCTGATATATCCAGTATACATCGTAACCCTATGGTTGGTAGGGTTTAGTGGACACTTTTTTAACTGTCTACGTTACAATCCAATCAACAACAGATCGAATGCTTTTATTATATTTCCACACTTCCTTTAACATATCAGCATCAATATTATGAGACTCCATCTGTTTAATTAAAGAATTGATGTCCTTTGGAAAACAGGTTCCACCAAATCCTCTATCGTTATCTATGCCAGGAACTTTTGTATGTGACTTACCAATACGACTGTCAGCAATAATTCCTTCTCTTACAGTATCATAATCCATACCAACTGCATTACATAAGTCATATATCTTATTAAAGTATGCTACTTTGTATGCAAGAAAGGTATTAGAGAAATATTTGATAGCTTCACTTTCATCTGATGTGGTAATAATACTTGGTATATTTGGAAAATATTTTTCAAACATCGAAACAAAATCAACACAAAGATCCATATTACCACCAACAATATTTCTTTCATTATTAGCAAAATCTTGAATCGCATTTCTTGCGGTTAAAAATTCTGGATTATGAATTACATTATGTCTTTCAGTATATTTTTTTGTTGTACCAATTGGAATTGTTGATTTAATTACAAATGTTGCAGGTACACATTCTGGTAATTTATCAAAAAAATCATTTATGATTGTTAAATCACACTCTCCACTTTCTCTCATTGGAGTTGGAAGACAAACAAATATAAAATCACAATTTAATACTTCACCAAGAGTATTTAAAGATCTATTTTTATCTACATCATAGACCTTACAAATTGTTTTATCTCTAAAGTTTTGATAGACAGCATTACCTACAAAACCATTACCAACAATACCTATCATGATACTATGCGACTAAATCCTTTTATCTTATCAAATTTAATTACACTATTAAATTTATCGTGCAACTCTGTCTTATGAGATATTACAAATACATTCGCATCTTTGATTACAAATCTAATAATTTTTAAGAATTCATCTGTGCCAAATCCATCAAGAGAACTATCAAAGATCTCATCCATAATTAGTAAATTTGTATTTACTGAGTTCTTAACTCTTGCAACTTCTCTCCAAGTAAACAATAGTGCTAAGTCAATACGCATCTTTTCACCTTCACTAAAAGAACTATATGAAAAATCTTCATGTATTGGTGATTTTACAGTCTCAACAAACTCTTCATTTAAAGTAAAATTGATATAAAAATCCATCAACTGTAAATAACGATTTACTTGTTGATTAATAAATGGAAGATATTTTTTAATTATTTTAGTCTTTACACCATCATCTTTTAGAAGAGAATATGCAAAGTCATGGTATATAACTTCTTCTCTTCTCTCTGATGATTCTTCTAATGTTTCTTTGAGACTTGAATTAAACTCTACTAGTTTTTCATTTTCAGTACTTCTATTCGCAAGTTGTTCGGTAAATCTTTTAGCTTCTGATTCCAAATCTCTGATTTGTCGTTGAAATCCAGAGATCTGAGTATTGTTTTTAGAAATGCCATTGTTGAGTTTAGAAATCTCCTTTGATAATTGATTGAATTGACGTTCTCTTTCCTGTTCAGACTTGATACTATCTTCTAATTCTTCGTATCCTTTTTTGAGTTCTGATGCCTTTGATTCAACGTCACTGATCTTATTTAATCGAAACTCTTCTTCTATATCCTGAGTACAAGTAGGGCAAACCCTATTACCTGTGAAAAACTTATGCTCTTTGGTAAGGGTTGATACTTTATTGGATAATTTACCTTTCAGTGTGTTAAGTTTTAACAACTTTTCACCTGCACCAGTGAGTTTCTTTTGCTCCTCAGTAAGTCCATATACATCATCCTCTAATCCCTCAGTTTGCATTATAAGAACACAAACCTCATCACCTAACTGATCTCTTTTCTTTTCATTTTCTGTAATATTATTTTTTCCTTGCTCCTCCAACTCTTTGATAAAATTCTCTTGCATTGATATTTTATCTTTAATATTATCTCTCTTCAAATCTAAAGATCTTATCTTTTCTTTCTCTGTGCGAATCTTTTCTTTAATCAGATTATTCATAGCTGAGAAGATACGAATATCTAATAAATCTTCAATCACATCTCTACGATTACTTGTAGATAACTGCATAAATGGCACAAAACTACTACTGCCAAGTATAACAATTTGAGTGAATGACTTATAATTTACTTTGAGTATACTCTCTTCTAATAACTTCTGATTGAATCTATCATCAGATTCCTTATGCAATAATGTTCCATTAACTTCAATATCAAACTTATTTGGTTTAATAGATCTTCTAACAAGATAATCTTTATTATTAACAGTAAACTCTACCTCTACTACACAATCTTTTTCATTTGTTGCGTTTATAAGTTGAGATTTATTAATTTTACGAAATGGTTTATTGAATAAAGCAAAGGTCAATGCATCCAACATAGTTGACTTTCCAGAACCATTTGTTCCTACAACTAGGTTAGTTGTATGTCCTAAAAAATCTATTTCACTCCAATGATCTCCTGTTGACAGGAAATTTTTCCATCTAATCTTTTGAAACGTTATCATTCTTTGGGGGTATTACGAAATCGTCAGGCGTAATCACAGTATATTTGTAATTATACATCCTACAGGTCTTTATGGCAAGCTCATCGTCAACTTCTACAACAGTCATCTCTTTTTGATATTTTTCATCATCCTCAAGCATCATCGCATATCTTTCTGCATCATCAATCTCCTCAAAAAGAAACAAAACCTTATCACCGTCTTTATCCTGTACAGCATAGGCACCATCATCTTTTCTAGATTTTAATGTGAGTAAATACACTATTCTACCTCGCAGGCTTGTCTATAAAGATCTTTAAAAATGTTTTTAATAATATTTTTGTCGTATTCAAAGTCACTGTCATCAATATATCTATTTAAAATTGAAAGTGTATTCTCATCTTCATCAATATCAAACTCATCTCCAACCTGTATATCAAAGTTTTCAATGATTTTAAGATCTTCAACACCTGCACTATACAACTTATCAATAAATTTTTCAAACTCTTTTGGATTTGATTTTTTACGAACAATAACCTTGACTATCTTAGTATTATATGGAGTTGCATCAAACAATTGATATGGTGTATCCTCATAATAAATGTTATGAAATAGTTGATATGGATTATCTACTGGTGTATGAATACAAGTTTCTGTATCAAAGAAGTGAAAACCTCTGGTATCATTCACATCATTCCAGAACATCTCATAAGGATTACCAAGATAATGTATCTTTCCATTTGTAGATCTGGTATGAAAATGTCCCGAATATACTGCATCAAATTTATCAAAGACACTAGTATCCATACCACTTTCCATCATATGTCCACGAGTAGCTTTAAATCCATTAATCTCTAAATGACCCATCACAACTTTACTGGTGGACTCATCTATTATTTTTTTAGTTTCATCATAGTTTTCAACATTGATCCAAGGTAAAAGAAGAATATTTAACCCACCTACTTCAATCTCAGTTGCCTTTGAATGTGTAATTATGTTTGGATAATTTTGTAATAATAACTCTGGTGAGTTAATTTCATTTGTATTTTTATAATAACAATCGTGATTACCTGCGATTGCATATACCTTATATTTTTTTAATGGTTCAAATACAACTCTTTTTGACCATTGTAAACTATAATAATCAATTGATTTACGACCATCAAATATATCACCCATATGAATGATGGTATCAATGTTATTCTTTTCTAACTCAGGAAAGAATATATCATTATAAAATTTTTCAAAATACTCATGAAGATGTTTAGATCCCTTACGAGCACCGTAATGAGTATCAGTAATAATTGCTATTTTCATCTATTGGAAGACTTATATATGATATTATCTTTAATTGTATTATAATCAGAACTACTACCTGCCATTGCATTATCATCTACATTCATAACTTCATCAAAACCACTTCTTTCAATAATCTTTGTTTTAATATCTAATTGCTTCTTTTCCTTCTGTATGCGTCTGAGAAAAGCATAGTGTATTATCTGGGTAAAGTATGCAAAAGGGTTACGAGACTTCTCTGGATCGAAATTATGGATGTATTGAACACAATTCTCAATCCCATCTGATATCATATCATCACGAAACATATAATTTACAAAGTTCGGTTTATACGATAGATGTGTTGCAATCTTTAAAAAACACTCTCCAAGATAGTTTGTAATTCTTGGTTTTGGTAAATCATTTTCTTTTGCGTGAGCAACTTTCTCTCGATAGACAATCAATGCCTCTAAGAGCTCTTTATTGTTTACATAGTGTTCAGACTTCTTTCTAGGCATTTGTTTTGTCTGTCTTAACTAACATTTATTATAACATATTTTAGATACTTGACAAGTCCTTGAAATATGTGTACAATAACCTTTGTAGAGGTTCAAGAGAAGAGACTAGCCTTCTTTATTAGTATTAAAGGGTCTTTTCCAATCTTCCTCAAGTTTTTTACGAGCGTCCTCGACACTTGAGACATATCCCATTTTTTCATCAGGTTTAACTTCACCACCTGATGCTTGAAGTTTGTTTATATCAAAATCACTAGTTTCTTCTTCAACGTATCTTTCATATATCTTAATAACCTTTTTATCTTTTATTTCAGTCATTGTAATAATTTTATCATTTCTGAATATAAACATATCATCATCTGCTAATTCCATCCAAGGTTTAATTTTTACATATAATCCATTATTAATCATCTTCATAGTTACAGGATGATGTGCAATTACAATTGGTTCATCACCAGTTTCGTCGATGCAAACCGATGCGAGGACTTCTTCCCCCGACACTAACTTAATAACAGCAATAAATTCTTCTCCCATCAGTTTTTTAAAGGTATGTTGACTATATCATAATTAAAATTTTCTTGATTGTAGATTTTAATTCTCTCAATCAAATGATTTAATGTGTAATTCTTTCTCTTATTATAACTTATATCGTCCGCAATGTCATATAATGTTGCTTTCAGTTTACGATCACCTTTTCTTAGGACTCTTCCAATAGATTGAAGATTCCGAATTCTTGACTTAGAAGGACTAGCAAATATAACGTTGTGTAGGTTTTTAATGTTAATTCCTGTGGAGAAAGTTCCATATGATGCAACTATTATAGCATTACTTTCACGTTCAGTGATTGCCCGAACGTTTTCTCGGTCTTCAGTCTCTACACCACCATGTATGAAAAAGACTTGACGATTATCAGTCTTACTCTTATTTATGAGATCAAATAATGGTTGACCGTGCGTTTCAACACGACTATAGAGTATTAAAGTATTGCCAGTTAGATCTAATGCAAGGTTTTTAATAAAGTTATTTCGACGATTATGAGTAATTATATACTGAATTTCATCCTCAAATGTCTCAAATTT